GGAGTATTTGAAGGTGAGGGTACTATGGGTTATTGGAAAAATGGCGTAAGAAACGGCAAAATAAGAAAAAGAATTCAATGTAGTGTTAAGATGACTGATAAAGATATTATTTATCGATTTATGAATTATTTTAATTGTGGATATGTTTCAGAAATGAAACAAAGAGAAGATCACTATAAAATATGTTGGTCTTGGACAATAACTGGTTCTAAGGCTTTACAGGTTTTGGAGCAGATGTTACCCTATTTAGGATTAAGGAGATCAAAAAAATATCATGATATGGTTAAATCTTTTAGGGACAGCATTCAAAACGGGAGTCACGTTATACGAGAACAAACAAAAAGAGAAACAAGCAATCTCCCAAGCGAGACTAATGCATGCGGAGAAAATGGCTCGTGGTGAAATTGAATTAAGAAACGAAGTATTTCAAACACAAAAAAACGATTGGAAGGACGAATTTATACTCCTCGTTCTATCAAGTCCTCTATTTTTGTTGGCCTATTCCGTATTTGCGGAAGATGAAAAGATTGGTCAAAAATTAGATCTTTATTTCGAAAAATTACAAAACATGCCTTGGTGGGTGACTGGACTTTGGATTTCAGTAGTGGCTGCTGTGTACGGAATTAAGGCCACAGACATTATAAATACTAAAAAATCAAAATAATTGCATTTATTTACAGTTTTGATATATATCTACGAATGATGGATATAGACACAGTAAATCGTATTCGAACTGAAATTAAAAAACTAATTGATGTTAAAAGAGATCATATCGTGCATGGTGTTGACAGTATAGAGAAGCTACAATACTCTAGAGGTCAACTCAGTTCTTTAGAAGAACTGCTTCAGGTGATTAAATACCTGCTGAAAAATGAGGATATAGAAGATGACGACCTTGGTAAAACCAGACGGGTCAGCGATAGTTTCGAATCTTAAAAAAGAAACTGACGTAAAAATACCAACCGACCCAAACGACATTTCAGCAATGTTAGATAAAATTCCAGAGCCTACTGGCTGGAGAATTTTAGTACGTCCATATATACCGCCTGCAAAAACAAAAGGTGGAATTCATATATCAGACGAATCTCAAGAAAGAATGTCTGTAGCAACTGTGTGTGCTCTCGTAATTAAAATGGGGCCTCTTTGTTACAAAGATGAAAAGAGATTTCCTACTGGTCCTTGGTGCCAAGAAGGACAATGGGTTATCTTTGGAAGATATGCTGGATCAAGATTTAAAACAGATCTTGGTGAAGTAAGAATTCTAAACGATGATGAAATAATCGGTACGGTCGCAGATCCTGAAAATATCCTGCATAACTATTAGGAGAATAAAATGGTAGAAGAAACAAAAAATAATGATGTAGAACTTGATACAGATGATGTTCAAGAAACTAAAATCAATTTTGAAAATACAGAAGAAAAAGAAAAGCACGCTTCTGAAATCAAAAAAGAAGAAGTTGATTTAGGATATACAGATATATCCTCTGTCTCCAAAGAAAAAGCTGAAACTAAAAAAGAAAAAGAAGAAACAGTAGATGCAATACAAGCAAGAGAAACAGAAGCTGAGACTAAAAAAGAAAAAGAAGTAGATGATCTTAGTAAAGTTTCTGAAAATGCTCAAAAAAGAATTAAAGAATTAACTTTTAAATATAGAGAAGCAGAAAGAAGAGAAAAGGCTGCTTTGGAGTATGCAAAAGGTCTACAAAAAAAATATTCTGATGTTTCTACTAAATACGAAGAAACAGATACTGAATATTTAAAACAGTACGATGCTAGAATTGATGCAGAAAGAGATAAAGTTAAAAGACAACTTAAAGAAGCTTTAGAACTACAAGATACCGATAAGGTTATGGAAGCTAATGATAGTTTAACTAGATTAGCTGTAGAAAAAGAAAAAGTAAGAATTTCTTTAAGTGAAAAAGAAAAGAGGAAAAAAGAAGCTGAAACTGCTCCTAAACAAAATGTAGATATTGAACAAACTATTGCTCAAACAGACGTTAAAATAAGCCCTAAAGCAAGGACTTGGGCTCAAGATAACCCATGGTTTGGTCAAGATAGAGTAATGACATCCGCTGCTATGGGCTTACATGACGAACTATTAAGTCAAGGGTTTGACGCAGAGAGTGATGACTACTATAATGAAATTAATAAACGAATGAAGGATTATTTTCCTTCTAAGTTTGCTAATGCTGAAGAAACTGTCCGTGAGGAAAGTAGCAACAAAAAAATCGTCCAAAATGTTGCTGGGGTTTCTAGAAAGCAAGGCGGACGCCGAACTGTGACACTCACCAAGTCACAGGTAGCTATTGCTAAAAAATTAGGGGTGCCACTAGAGGAATACGCAAAATTCGTGAAGGAGGATAGATAACATGAATACAATAGACAAGTCTTCACGCAAGTCCGATTCTAGAACTGAGACTACTAGAAAAAAAAGTTGGACTTTACCATCCAGTTTGGATGCTCCCCCTGCTCCATACGGTTATGTTCATAGATGGATACGAACCGAAGTAGCTGGTTTTCAAGATGCAGGAAATGTATCGAAGAAATTAAGAGAGGGTTATGAATTTGTTAGGGCTGATGAATACAAAGACACAGTCGAAGCAATGAAATATCCTGTCATAGCTGAGGGACAATATCAGGGGTTCATCGGGATTGGAGGCCTTGTGCTGGCAAGGATACCAGAAGAGATTTTACAACAGCGTAATGAGTATTTTTCAAAAATTACTCAGGATCAAATGACAGCTGTACAAAATGATCTTATGAAGGAACAGCACCCAGGAATGCCGATCAATATTGATAGGCAAACCAGAGTGACCTTTGGTGGTGGACGTAAACGCTAAAATTTTTTGGCTATATCTACCTATCGTAAGGTCGGCTTAAACTTAAACAATAAATAGGAGTAAAAATAAAATGGCAAACGTTGTGGAAAAGTTCGGTCTTAGACCGTACAGAAAACTAGACGGTACACCATTGGTTGGAGCTCAGAACAGATACACAATTGCAAGTAATTATGGAACTGCAATTTACCAAGGTGACTTGGTTATACCTGTTACTGGGGGAAACATCGAAAGACATACAGCTGGAAACAGCACTGCTGTCGTTGGTGTGTTCAACGGAGTTTTTTACACAGATCCTACTACTCAAAAGCCGACTTGGAAAAACTACTATCCTGGTTCAGTTGTTGCGAGCGACATTACAGCGTTCGTAGTAGATGACCCAGATGCAGTTTTTTTGATGGATGCTGATGCGACTTTCGCAAGAGCAGATCTGTTTCAAAACTATTCTGTAACCAATGCTACTGGAAATACAAAAACAGGAATTTCAGAAGTCCAATTGGACGTTTCTGAAAGCGGCACTAATGCATCATTTATTATACAGGCGATTGATATTTCTCAAGACCCTAATAACAGTGATGTTGCATCAGCTAACGCTAACATTCTTGTTAGAATCAACAAACACTTCTACAGAAGTGGAACAGGCATATAATAGGAGAATAAAACATGGCTATATCACGATCACAACTAGTTAAAGAACTAGAGCCAGGTTTGAATGCACTATTCGGCCTGGAATACAATCGTTACGACAATGAGCATACAGAAATCTTCATGACAGAATCTTCAGACAGAGCGTTCGAAGAAGAAGTTATGTTATCAGGTTTCGCTGGTGCTCCAGTAAAACAAGAAGGTGCGGGCGTAGTGTTCGATCAAGCAAATGAAACTTTCACTGCTAGATACACACACAACACTGTTGCTCTTGCTTTTGCAATTACTGAAGAAGCGATTGAAGACAACCTGTATGACAAACTTGCTGGAAGATATACAAAAGCTTTGGCAAGATCTATGTCACACACTAAACAAGTTACAGCAGCTTCTGTGCTTAACAATGCACAGAAATCAACTGGTTACAATGGCGGAGACGGAGTATCTTTAATTAATGCTTCTCACCCATTAGCAACTGGTGGTACGTTCTCAAACGTATTAGCAACTGCTGCGGACTTAAACGAAACATCACTAGAGCAATCATTGATTGACATCGCTGGTTTCGTAGATGAAAGAGGATTAAAAATTGCTCTTTCAGGCAGAAAAATGATAATTCCAAAAGAATTACAATTTACTGCTGAGAGATTGATGAAATCTCCTCTTAGAACAGGAACAGCTGATAACGATATCAATGCTTTAAGATCTATGGGAATGGTTCCTGAAGGATACAGAATTAATCACTTCTTAACAGATACTGATTCTTTCTTTATTTTGACGGATGCACCTAATGGATTGAAGCATTTCGTTAGAAGTCCAATCAAAACTGCTATGGAAGGTGACTTCGATACAGGTAACGTAAGATTTAAAGCTAGAGAAAGATACAGCTTCGGTTGGTCTGACCCTAGAGCTATATTTGGTAACGGAAACTTACCAACTAGCTAATCAATCGTTAATTGATTAAAATTGAGGGCGGTCTTAACGACCGCCCTTTTTTTATGTATAATAAAAATACTGAA